CTGTTATGTGGCCTGCATGGGAATGGCTAACATCACCAGAGCAAAAGTTTCTTTGTGCTTCATATAGTGGGTCATTGTCAATTCGTGACAATCTTAAAACTAGACGATTAATTCAATCGCCTTGGTATCAAGAACGCTGGTCACATATGTTTGCATTAGCGGGTGATCAAAATGCTAAACAACGATTTGAAAACGATAAAACAGGCTATAGGTTAGCAACGTCAGTAGGTGGGACTGCTACCGGGGAAGGTGGTTCTCGTTTACTGCTTGACGATCCACATAGCGCCCAAGCCGCTCAGTCAGATGTGATTCGAAACTCAGATCTTGAATGGTTTGACATGGTGTGGTCAACCCGACTAAACAACCCAAAAGAAGATGCAATGGTCACTATCATGCAACGATTGCATGAGAAAGACATTAGCGGTCATATCATTGATGACATTGGCGGTTGGGAGCATATTTGTATACCCGCTGAATGGGATGGTGTTAAAAGATCAACTGTATTGGGCAACTATGACCCACGGCAAAAAGTGGGTGAGTTAATCTGTCCAGACAGGTTCGGTGATAAAGAGATTGATAACTTAAAAAAACTGCTTGGGCAATATGGGTCTGCAGGTCAGTTACAACAAAATCCATCACCCGCTGATGGTGGTATTCTTAAAACCAAATATTTTGAAATGTGGCCTGCTGACAAAGGATTGCCGCCGTTTGAATACATCCTGCAGTCCTATGACTGTGCATTTACCGAAAAATCCACAGGCGACCCAACAGCTTGCACAGTGTGGGCAATTTTTACGCACAATGGTGAGCGTAATGTCATGTTAATTGACGCATGGGAAGATCATCTAAGTTATCCAGATTTACGCAAACGGGCAATAAAAGATTGGGGAACTGAGTATGGCGGCATGACCAAAGACTCGCCTTACAGTCGAGCTAGACGGCCTGACAGAATACTGGTTGAGGCTAAAGCTAGTGGACAAAGCCTTATACAAGACTTGCGTTTAGCGAAAGTACCTGTTATCGGTTATAATCCAGGCAACGCTGATAAGATTAGCCGAGCGCACCAAGCATCGCCAACCCTTGAACTAGGTTTGATTTGGATACCAGAATCAGGCAAAAACAAAGGGCATTTTGTAAGCTGGGCGCAAGGATTTATTAAGCAGCTTGAAAAGTTTCCGGTGGCTGAACATGATGACTATGTTGATACTTTCTCTCAAGCTATCATCTATCTAAAAAATGATGGATGGTTTGAGCTGCCAAGAGCGAAAGATATTGATGAGCCGCGCATTAAACCTAAAGAATATGTAAACCCATACGCTATTTAAGGTTATAAAAATGACAGAGCGCATTGATAAAGACAGTTTGCCACTTAACAAGCCAAGACGCACACCAAACCATCCTACAAAGTCGCATATTGTTAAGACTATGGTAGACGGCAAAAAAAAGATTATCCGATTTGGCGAACAAGGAGCAGAAACCGCTGGTAAACCAAAAGCTGGTGAATCAGAACGCATGAAACAAAAGCGGGCATCGTTCAAGGCTAGACACGCCGAGAATATAGCCAAAGGCCCAAGCAGTGCCGCTTACTGGGCTGACAAAGTTAAATGGGCTGATGGTGGCTCAGTAGAAACTAAAGGTAATCGCATGGCAGAAGCAAGATCAATCCCTCAAAATGCAACACTTAGCAAATTAGCTGATTTACTTAGCAAAGCAAAAGACATCGGCAACAAAGTTGACCTACCAGTCATTGGTGGCTTGGGTGATCTAGTGGTTGGCGAAACACCGTCCGAGGTTGAAAATTGGTCTTACGGCAATTACCCAATCCAAGTAACTGAAATGGGTTTGCCGCAAATTAAGCGTGAACGCAAACAGTCATTAGCTGACGCGGTTATGACCTTAGCGCCTATAGCTAAGTTAACCGAGGACTTGCCTGTTGGTTTAGCAATTAAGGCTTATCACGGCACACCGCATAAATTTGACCGCTTTGATATGTCTAAAATCGGCACAGGTGAAGGCGCTCAGGCTTACGGGCATGGGCTTTATTTTGCTGAGAATCCAGGTGTAGCCAATGAATACGCCCAAACATTGTCAAAAAATGGAGCATTTGATGGCATACCGCAATATGAAATACAAAACGGCATTATGGGGCCTGAGTACATGATAAATGAGGTCAAAAAAGACGCAATACTTGCTGGAAATCACCAAAGAAGCGATAAGTTTTTAGACGTTGAATTTTCTAATACCGAAGATGCTTTAAAGTGGCTGCAAGAAAACAAAAAGATTCCAGAAGGTGCTTTGATTGAAAAAATCGGGGATCCTGGATATGAAACAACAATAGCCTATGGGCATGCACCGCAACTTTACGAAACATCCATCCAATGGCCTGATGCTGCTAGAGAAGCTGCCGACCCGCTAAGTGAGCATCATTTGCTGGATTGGGATAAGCCATTGAGTGAGCAATCATCAGAAATTCAAAAAATTATGTCTGAATATATGCTGGCAAATCCAAAAATGACTGGTCAGCAAGCTTGGAAATCAGCTATAGATAAAGTTGGAAATCCATTTTATCGGTTTGCTTCGCAGACAGGCCCATTTTTTTCTACTCCCGAATCCGCGGCTGCAAGATTAAATCAAATTGGCATTCCAGGCATCAAATACCTAGACCAAGGCTCAAGAGCTGGCGGTGGCACATCAAATTACGTTATGTTTGGCGACGAATACCCACAGATTGTTAATCGAGCAAGCAGCCTTGATGAGTTGCAACAGAAGTATGCAGGCGGTGGTTCTGTAATTAAAGCTGTTAAATCTATTGCTAAAAACTTAAACAAAGACCTAATTGAAAAGTATTTGTCTACTGGCCAGCTATCACCTGAAGAAATGGCGAAGTATGAAAAGAATGCTTTGAAAATGGAAACGCCTAATTTGCAAAGGTTTAATGTTGAAAATGCTATAGCGAACCCTGAAAGGGAAGCTTATGTTCAACAATTTGATCAACCTTGGTTACATGGGTCACAAAGACTTGACAGGGTTTTATCAAAGCCAGGATTAGATCCAAAAAAAGCAACATCAGGCCCAATGCCTTATGGAACCGATTCGCCAAAAATAGCATCAAATTACGCAACACAAAAAACAGATACATCATTAATTGATGATGATTTTAATTATTCACAAGCGTTTACCATCTCACCTAAAGAAATGGGTTTAAGAGGAAGTTCGCCTTATACAGTTGAGCAATCATGGCATTTCTTGCCTGAAAATGTTAAAGAGTCTATTAGAAATAACGCAACAAGAGTTGGATTAGAAGATTATGACCAACTTCTTGGAAATTTAACTTTGCATCCCGAAGGCGTTGAGCCAATAGCTACAAGCCATTACAACTATTTGCTAAAACAAAACAAAAACAATCCATTGTCTGCATTAAGGGATTACTGGATTGATTCAGGAAATTTATTTAATGAAGAAGAAAAACTAGCCGATATTTATAAGCTGGCTGGTTATCCATATCAAATAAGCCAAGAAACAGCGCCTTGGTATGAAGCAAAAGGTGTTTTAACAGGAAAATCAAGAATTACCAATCCGTTAGATACTTCTGATGTTTCAATATTAAAAGAAAGTGTAATTCCTGCTTTGAAAGATGCGTTTAAAACCGATAGATCCAGAACTAAAATTGGTGCAGATGCTTGGGATAAAAATTCAAGATTCACTCCAAAAGAATGGGTGAATGAGCTTGAAAAAGATATTGATGCTGGAGAAAACTCTTATGTTTGGACATCTATTCCTGACAAAGTTACAAATGAATTAAAAAACCTTGGTTACAATGGTATTTACGATACTGGTGGAAAGGTGGGCGGTGAAGGACATCAAGTTACAATTCCATTTCAGCCAAATCAAGTTCGTTCACGCTTTGCCGCATTCGACCCACTTCGAGCCGAAAGTTCAAGCCTACTAGCTGGAACAGCTTTAGGTGACTTGTTGTTGAAATACGCAAGCCCAGAGCAAAATGAAGAAAAGCCAGAAAATTATGCTCAAGGCGGCGCAGTGCAATATGACCCATCAGAAATAGACGCAATCATTAATGAACTTCATCAAGGCGAATATGGCTTGCGACCTGATCAAACTGAAAAAGGTCGTGGCTATTTAAACGAGTTAAAACGTCCTGATGGCGCTGTGATGACGGAGTATTCTATAGGCATGCCAATCAATGGCGTGGAAATGGATGTGCCAACATTGGTTCCTAATTTGACCATTGATGAAATTAAAAGCATATTGTCTATGCCTGAGCGGGGCAAAATACCAAGCTCAATTGTGCAAAAAGCAGCGGAACACGCTGAAAAGCGAGTAAATGCTGGCAAACCTGTATTTGCTACTCCTGAAGAATCTGAATTTGGTGAGAGATAAGAAATGACTGAAGAATTTGAAGATTTAAACGAAGATGATGCGGGTGAAATCGTTAACCTTGAGGACGAAAACCTTGAGGTTGAAGATACCGAAGATGGTGGTGCTATCTTACGTTTAGAAAACGAAGAAGATTTAAACCGTAATCTTGAACATTTCGCCAACATTGTTGATGAAGTTGATCGCGGCATGTTGGCTGAAGCTGTTAATGATCTGCTCGATAAAATTGAACGCGATAAAGAAGCTCGTGAAAAGCGTGATAAACAATACGAAGAAGGTTTGCGCCGAACTGGTTTAGGCGATGATGCACCAGGCGGCGCACAGTTCAACGGCGCTAATAAAGTTGTGCATCCAATGCTTGTTGAAGCTTGCGTTGATTTCTCTGCGCGGTTTATGAAGGAAATTTTTCCAACCAACGGGCCAGTTAAAAGCAAAATTCTAGGTGAACAAGAAAAAGACAAGGTAGAAAAAGCACAACGCAAAGCCGATTTTATGAATTGGCAAACTACCGAACAAATGCCAGAGTTTCGCAGCGAACTTGAACAACTATCAACACAGTTACCATTAGGCGGTGGTCAATATTTAAAAGTTATGTGGAATGGTCAGCGCAAACGTCCAATGACTGAATTTATTCCTATTGACGATATTTATTTGCCATTTGCGGCCACCAACTTTTATTCAGCAGAGCGCAAAACGCACGTTCAATACATCACTAAATTTGAATATGTGCGCAGAGTTAAGTCCGGCATGTATCGTGATGTGGATTTAGGCGCACCAGATGATCCTGATTTTAGCCAATCATCAAAAGCAAACGATAAAATCGAAGGTCGAAAAGATACTTCATACAATGAAGATGGTTTGCGAACAGTGTTTGAGGTTTACACTTACTTAGACTTTGGCGATGGTGAAGATCCTTATATCATTAGCATTGATAAATCCAGCAGCCAAGCGTTGGCATTGTACAGAAATTGGGAAGCTGATGATGAGTTGCGTAACGAGTTAGATTGGATTGTTGAATTTCCGTTTATTCCTTGGCGCGGTGCGTATCCAATTGGTTTAACACACATGATTGGTGGATTGTCTGGCGCAGCAACAGGTGCTTTACGCGCTTTGTTAGATAGCGCACATATTCAGAATATTCCGACTATGTTGAAGCTAAAAGGCGGCCCAGGCGGTCAAACTATCAATTTGCAGCCAACTGAGATCGCAGAGATTGATGGCGGCGCTTTGGTGGATGACATTCGTAAGTTAGCAATGCAAGTGCCATTTAACGGCCCAAGTCCGGTACTGTTTCAACTGTTAGGCTTTTTAGTTGATGCGGGTAAGGGCGTAGTTCAAACATCGTTTGAAAAGCTATCGGATCAAAACCCTAATCAACCAGTTGGTACAACAATGGCGTTGATTGAGCAAGGCATGGTGGTGTTTAGCTCTATTCATAGTCGTCTGCATAATTCAATGGCTAAGGTGTTTAAAATTTTGCACCGAGTCAATTCCGCTTATCTGACCATTGAAGATTTAGAGGCGCAACAGGCAGGATTAGAAATTGATCCGTCTGATTTTGACGGCGCCTTAGATATTGTACCTGTAAGTGACCCTCAAATCTTTAGCGAAACACAACGCTTTGCACAGGTTCAAGCATTGTTACAACGTTCGGCCGTGTTGCCGCAATTGTATGACCAGCGCAAAGTGGAAGAAATGTTCTTGCGCACTATGAAAATTAGTGACGATGAAGTTTTGCAGCCCAAAGCCGCTTCTGAAAACATGGATCCAGTCTCAGAAAATGTAGCAGCATCAATGGGCAGACCTATTTATGTGTTACCAAAACAAGATCACATGGCGCACGTTATGACTCACTTAGCATTTTTAAAATCGCCTCTGTTTGGTCAAAACCCTGCTATCATTAAAACCTTCTTATATCCAATGGCGTTGCACTTGCGCGATCACTTGTTGAACTATTATTTAACAGAATCACATAAAGCAGTTGATAAAGCGTCTAAAGAAGATGTAATTGGCGATGATGCAAACCAACAAGCGCGATTAATTCTTGAAGTGCAGCACTTGATCGAGCAACAATTAGGCGCATTCTCTCAAGACCTTGCACAAATTGACCAGCAAGCACAGCAATTTAGACCACAGCCACAATTACCGCCTGATAATTCAATGCAGATTGCACAGCTTAATGCTCAAATACAAGGCCAAGCATTGCAACAAAGAGCGCAAGCAGACCAAGCTAGGCTTCAACAAGATGCACAGCTTAAACAAGCTCAGTTGTCACAAAACGCTCAACAGCATCAAGAAGATATGGCTGCTAAACAGCAAGATAATCAGCTTAAACTTCAAGAAGCTCAGTTGCGTGAACAAGCTGAAAACCAACGTCAAATGGCAGATCTTACTGTTCGTGAGCGTATGAATACTGCTGATAATACAACCGCTATGCAATTAGCTCAGGCTGAAATTATGAGCGGCGAAAAAATTGCTGTGTCTACTGGCACTGGCATTAACCCTGGCACACGATAACTTAGGAGCATAATCATGGCTAACGATACTAAAGGTAAAGAAGTAGATTTAAATAACGCAGCAGTTAAACAAAAGCACCGCATGGCGGCTGGTTTACCTGTTAATGGTCAAAAACTACCAGCAGCACCCGCTAACGGTAAGAAAATGCCTGCGTGAATATAGAGGCACAATTGCTAAACCGCCTTAAGGCTTCTCAGCAAGAGTTTGCTATTGAAGCTTTAAAGCGGCCAGTAAACCGTGATGCTTATGAGTACGGGTATCGCGTTGGTATGGTTGCGGGTTATGAAGCTGCAATCAATGTACTCTTAATGCTAGTTGATGAGGAAAAATATAGTGACAACGACTTATGAGGACGCAATGAAAGAGGCGTTTCCAGTTGCAGAAGCTGGTATCAAGCCTTTTGGTAGCCGTGTTCTGGTGCAAATAAGAACCCCAAAGAAAACATCAGCGGGCGGTATTATTTTAAATACTGACACTAAAGATACGGAAAAATGGAATACCCAAGTTGGCAAAGTTATTGCTCTTGGGCCGCTTGCATTTAAAAACCGAAACACAATGGAATCATGGCCCGAAGGCGCGTGGTGTACTGAGGGTGAGTTTGTGCGTGTTGCAAAATATGGTGGCGATCGTTGGGAAGTTGCATTGCCCAATGGCGAAAGCGCCATGTTTGTTATTTTTAACGATTTGGATATTATGGGTCAAGTTTTGGGCGACCCGTTAGCAATTAAAGCTTTCATCTGATAGGAGATGACAATGACAGACGTATTTCACGAAGATGATGAAAATCAAAATGACGATGAGTTAATCATTGTTGATGACGAATCATTAGCGCAAGACGAACAAGAAGACGATGAGCGAGTAAGTCAACAGAATGAAGTTGATGATGAGCGTGAAGCTATTCGCGAGCGTAGACGAGCAGAAAAAGCAGAGCGCAAAGAGCGCAGAGATACTGCTATCAAACGCGACAAGGTTGAATTAGATTTTTTGCGTAAGCGAAATGATGATTTAGAACGTAGATTAACAGCGCAAGAACAGAGAGCGCACCAAGGCGATTTAAATAACCTTGATGCACAGATTCAAAAAACTGCTCAAGAAGCGCAAATGGCAGAACGTGTTATTGCTAAAGCGGTTGAGGCTGGTAACGGTGAAGATGTCACACAAGCCATGCGTTACCGTGATCAAGCATTAGCAAAGTTAAATCAATTAAATCAAGTCAAGCAACAGGCCGCACAAGTTCAACCAAGAAAGCAACAAATTGACGATGTTACCATGTCATTTGCTAAAGAGTTTTTGGAAGAAAATACATGGTACGATCCTCAAGGCCGTGACGAAGATTCCGCCATTGTGTTAGCAATTGATCAATCTTTAGCTAGAGAAGGTATTAATCCTCAAACGGAAGAATACTGGGACGAATTAAGATCAAGAGCCGCAAAACGTTTACCTGAAAAATTTGGCAAGCCTGAAAAAGCACCAAGAGCTGCCCGCGGTGGCCCTGCTGTTGGATCTGGTCGCGAACATGCACCAGCGTCAACACGCAAAGAAATTTATGTGTCACCAGAACGTAAAGCTGCATTGATTGAGGCAGGCGTTTGGGATGATCCAGTGCTTAGAATGAAATATGTCAAGCGGTATGCTGAATATGACCGCAACAACAAAGCATAAAATTTTACAAATCATGCACTTAGGTGTATATTTAAATCAATCGCTGAAAGGAGCGAGTCATGACTGATGATAGATTAACAAAATCCGCTGGTGCAAACCGTAGCAATCGTGCGATGCAAGATCGTGCAGTTACCGAAAATCGGGAAGTTACAGAAGATGAGCGGTTGCAAATGTTTAGACAACAATTTTTTCAGTCCTCTTTACCTGATTTACCAAAGATTCCTGGTTGGCACACTTGCTGGCTAACTACTACTAATCCACGGGATTCCATCCATATGCGTATGCGTTTGGGTTATGAAGCTGTGAAGCCTGAAGATATTCCAGGCTGGGAATATGCCACCATCAAAACAGGTGATTGGCAAGGCTTTATCGGGGTTAATGAAATGTTGGCTTTTAAGCTTCCTTTAAGTCTGTATGAAAAATACATGCAGGAAGCCCACCACGATGCGCCGTTGCGCGAAGAAGAAAAACTCACTGATACAGCTGAGTTCTTGGAGCAGCAAGCGAGAGCATCGAAGTCTAAGTTGACAGTCGGTGATGGTAATATGGGTCTAGGGGAAGATAGGGAAGCTATGTTTGACCTTTCCTAACATTAACCATTTCATTTAAGGGGCTATTATGTCTTCTACAAGCGCACCATTTGGCTTTAGACCATCTTTCCACAATAGTGGTCAGATTCGTGCTAAAGCTTATCAATTGGCGTCTGGCTATGCGACTAGCATTTTTTCAGGTGATCCAGTTAAATTGTCTACTGATGGTACTGTTGTCCTTGGTACTTCAGATGGCACACGCTCAGGCACTGTTGACGGCGTTAAGCTGTTAGGTATTGCTGCTGGCGTTCAATATTTGGACTCAACAGGCAAGCCGACAATCAGCCCATTTTGGACTGGCTCAACCGCTACTTACAACACTGAAGCTGCGACTATCTGGGTTTATGACGATCCAGAAATCTTGTTTGATACTCAATACACCAATCCTGGCACTCCTGGCTCAACTTCTGTTCAAACAGCAGTTGGTGAAGAAGCTGACTGGGTTGTTGCATCACCAGGCGGCTCAACATCAACTGGTATTTCAAGCAGCCAATTAACAGCGTTGCAATCTACATCTGGTCAATTCCAGATCACTGGATTCCAATACAATATCAACGATTCTTTAACTGATGCC